CAGCAGATTAATCTGGTGGTTCTGATCGGGTTCATGCCGCTCAGCAGTAGGCAGAGCATAGTTAGCATTAGCCGCATACTCAGTCTTGTTCGCCATTGCAAACAGGTCGGCATCGAACTTACCACAGGTAAAGTTCATAGTAAAGGTGGAACTGCCGGGCAGAACAGCCACAGGGAACAGAGACCAACCGGCATTAACATCCAGAGTCTCGATGTTCGCACTAACAGTTGCAGCAGTCAGCTCATCAAACGCATAGGCATGGCCATCGCACCGACGGAAAATAACCTTCGGGACATCGGCAACATAGCCTTTAAGCGCAGCATTATAGGTCGCCATAGTACATGACCTCTCTTATAATTTATTTATACCTCGGCCTCAATAATCTGTCCTCCCAGAAACTTCATATGTTGGCTTAGATATAGCAATGTAGAGGCCTTTAAATAACCTTTGCGACGTTAACCCAGCCGCCGGAGTGTATTATCAGCCCATGCAGGCTAATTAGTACGGCTTCATATAGTAAAAGGAAATACTCCTTCTCTCGTAGCCGTTTGTTCTGGTTCCGGGGTCATCATTTCCCGGCGCAAGCCAGAAACGATATCCCGTTCCTGCAAGATATCTTTGCTGTGTTAAAAGTTTATAAATACGTTCAACAATCAGATCCATCCGTGAAACTAAACGATCGTCTCCGATGTTGCGCATTTCTTCTTGCTTTAAATAAATATCAAATGTTAGTATATTTTTTTTGACATTTGGCACTTCGGTATCATGTCCCGTAATATCAGAATATATGATTCTGCAAACTTCATCTGTTAAGAGTTTGTTTGTATATCCGGCACGAATAAAATATCTATCGACAAATTGCAAGATGCCTGTCTTTGGAGGTATTTTCATTAGCCGCTTTAAGTCGAGATCAGGCCAAATGATCTGCCGGATTATTTTATTCCATGCATAAGTCCAGCCAATCATTTTAAAACACCTCCTAATTGTTCTTGTATTTTTTGAATAATTGGTTCCTTACACGATTCTGCCAGCCGATTTTTTACATCAGCCGTCGCTAATCTGTCTTGAACCATATCGTTTATTCGTGATTTAATAACAGAATAAGCATTGGAAAGAATAAATTCAGCGTAAGAATCTACTCCGTCCGGGATAGATAAATAATATAAACGAGCTGAGATATTGTTGTCAGATATCGTTACCTCTGCTCTTGCTTGTCTTGCAAGATCGCTTAATTTATTTTGCTGTGTTTCAGATTGAGCCGCAGAAGCTTCGGCCATAATCTCATACTCAAAATATCTTCGACATTCGGATTGCATGTCGAATCCTTGATCTCCAAGGATTTCAGCAAGATTATTAATTTTAATATCCATGCAAACCACCTGGCTGTTTTTTAGCTTGGATTTTTAGTGTGCCGAATGTGCCTGTTATGTCTACGCCAACCCTGTTAATATCAACGATTTCATATGTTTCGTCGCCCCATTCAAATATATCATCGACATGAATATTTTTTGTTTGCTCGTTAAATTGAACAGTTAAAAGCGTTAAAGCGTTAACGACTCCACCTGGCGTTCCGGATACTGTGACGTATTCCGGTCTTCCATCGTATCTGTATGCGTTGCACGGGATTGGCTCGACAATTGTTTGAAATTGTCCTTCGTTTCCATAATCGTACTTTTCTCCGCTTACTACATACCCATCTTCATTAATTACGTAGCCTTCTTCGTCGACTTCAGCCGCTTTAAATCTTTTTATGTTCAGATATAAATTACAGCGCACAGCTCTGGATGGAATGTCGTTCGACTCTTTATGACCGTCCCAGTCTAGAATAAAAATTGTTGAATCTGGTTCGACAACCATGTCTCCCTTTCTGATTCCGCTTGTAAGGGAGCAACGTATATTCATATTATTGTCTGTATTTTCATATCGGCTTTTTGTACTGTCTGGATAGATTTCTCCACGGATATAAACTGGTTCATAACCTTCTTTGTTCCTGTTGTACCAATTATGGATAAGTTCAAAATCCATGTTTGTATTAGGGATATCCCTATCCAGGAAAGCATCGAAGTCTGCGGCTAATGTTCTTGGAACCCTAAACCGCTTGGAGGTACCTTGCGGTACATATGGAATAGACATTAGCCGTCACTCCTTTTATTTCATAGTTTGGTTAATAAAATCAGAGATAGATATTTGATCTGCTTTGATTCCCTTGTATGTAAGATTTTGTGGCAGCCGTTTAATTGCGTTTGCCTGATCCAGCATTTTATGTCGAATCTTTTTAAAGCGTTCCATCATTTCCGGATCCCATTCTTCTTTCTGTTTGTTCCCGGAAAATACATAGAATGCATCTTCGATTTCCATAATCAGACGCATTAATTCAAGATTAAGCATCTCAGTATAGGAAATGAAATCATATTCTTTCTCGACAACTGTCTCGAGATTCTTGTTTTTATATTCTACTTTCACGATAAAGTCACTCATTTGCCTTCAAATCCTTTACGATACGCCAAGAGTATATCGAACCATCTTGTAGTAAATGATTCTTCGCTCGTTGTCGAGTTTGTCAATTGTGTCTTTAAGATTAGTATACGGTTTATCTGCATTTGTTACCGTTATTGCATCAGTAGAGTAACCGAAGGCATTATTCACATCGCTTTGCACTTTAGAAAAAAAATTTATTTCTGCGCAGATTTGAATATATCTTCTTTCGTCTAACGGAAACACCGCGTCGTAACCGTAATATGTAATAGTTTCACTTTCTTCGAAAGAGCTTTCGGGTTCTTCAATGCCTTCAGGTTCTTCTTCTGTTACTGTTACATACTTTTCTTCGTCGTATTGTTCTGAGCGGCCAGTATCGACGAAGAGCCTTTCGATTCCATCTATAACCATATTAATATAATTCTTGTCGGTTAATGGAACTGGAGTTTCCTGCCACTCCGTCTTTTCTTTCAGCCATTCGGCTAATTTTGATATGTTTAACATACTGGCTGCCTCCAATTATTTACTCGCTAAACACATCTGCTTCGGGAAGTCTTGCCATGATTACCTTCATCTTGCTAGTTGGAAGATCCATGCTCTTTGCAACGTCCAAAATAGAATTAAGTTCAATCACGTCTTCAATCTTCTCAAGCCAAACTTCGATCTGTTTAGCTGATTTTTTCAAGTTTGCGCTGATCTCGTCTTTACTGAAATGTTTTTCAGAATATGTATCTGTATAACCGCCAAGATCCTCCAGCGTCAGATCCTTGCCGTCATCGCTTACGGCAACCAATTCTTTGGAAGAGAATGGCTTCTTCTTTCCGCGAGCGATTGTTTCCAGATACAGAATGTCGTTAACTGTCATAGGCAGAAAACTACCTGCCCGAATAATGGGCTTAACACCGCTTGTCAGTGTTACACCGATGTCATAACCACAACGGTTGAATACCCTGAATACTTTTGATCCATCCATGTTCCTTCAATCCTTTCGAAATTAAAAAGCGGGGAGAGGCCAAAGCCTCTCCCCTTTATTTTTACCCGTTTTAGTTTACGCAATCTCGTGAGCGCCAGCTGTAGGATTCTTGCCAACAACGAAGGCCGCGCCAAACCAAGTGTAAAGCAGCACTTCGGTAACGCGATCATCGATGTTCTGAGAAGCCATAGAGTTGATACCGCCTTCATTGACGATCTTCAGGTTCCGCATTTCAGCAGACTGTCCGCCAGGAACGATGTAGATCCAGTCAGGATTCAGCACAGGAGTCACGCCATCAGCCTTGTAAGCATTGTTCATACCTACAACATCAGCGCCCTTCCACTTGCCGAGGAAGCCATTGCCATTATGCTCATCGATCATGGAGCCGGAGTATGCCCAAGTAGGCGTAGTGTTGATAGTCATGCCAGCAGAAGCATCCAGCTGACCCACAGCCGCAATATCGCCCAGCAGTGTCACAGGACCCAGCCGACGGAAATGCAGCACCTGAGCCTCCAGCAGAGCAGGATTGAAGCCGCCGGTGCTCTTGGCGTACCAAGGAGTTGCATTCACATTCTGGAAGCCAGCCTGCAGAACGTTCTCCACGATCTCCAGCTTCTTTTCCAGAATCTTGGCATTCGCTTCACGAATCAGGTCGGCCATATTGAAGCGGCCAGCCTTCAGATCAACGATGTTGATAGCAGGACGAGCGGAGATTTCCTTCGTCCCGACCAGCAGCTGGTGATCTGTAATGTAGCTACGGGCAGTGGTGGCACCCTTAGCCTGAACATAAGCATGGATGCCGTCGGTGCGAACCTTGAAAGCCGCCTTTTCGCCGTAGTTGATATTCTTTTCGTCGGCAATCGCGCCGAGGAAATCCAGAGCCTTATTCTGCAGCTCTTCAACTGTAAACGCAACGATCTGACCGATCTGATGGCAGGTCTGAGGATTCAGGTCTTCCAGCAGTTCAGAGATCAGGCTGTTCGCCTTTTCGATCTGATCGGAGTCGATGCGTTCATTCTGATTTTGAGCGGCCAGAACCTTGATCAGCTTTGTGCCGCGTTCAATCTTAATATCAGTCATGTCCGTTCACCTCCGATTAACCGATAGCGCCGGTAGCCAGAACGCCGTAGGAAGTTCCCACAGTGTACGCACTCGCAGCGCCGCTCACAATAAACTCTTCGCCAACCAGCAGGGGATGAGCGCGAAGCAGGTCCCCAACCTTCGTGACATATTCACGATTGTCGTATTCTCCGCCATCGTTAAAGTCGTCCATACCATTCTCAACGAAATAGTACCGCTTGTTCAGCTTATCAACAACAAAACGATAGCCAAGTTCACCATAGATATCGGTGATTTCCTTACAGACAAACTTGGTAGTAGTATCGGCAGCAGGCAGCACCAGAGAGTCGCCATCCTGCACCATAATAGTGCCGTTAGCAACAGGAGCGGCTGCGCCGTTTACCAGTTCGCCTTCATACACATAGCCTTGAAGCTTTGTCATATAGCCAGCCATAGTAAATCATTTCCTTTCGATAGATTTCTGCTTATCGACTAAGCAGATCCCGTCCGTTCTTCTTTTCTGCGGGTTGAAGCAGATCGTAGTAATCAGCTTTAGCCGTCATCGAATCAACAAACGGGTTAATCGCTTCTGCTGCAACATTAAGTTTTTCCGCAGAAGCCGTAACACGCTGTTCCTTCAGAGATTTAACCTCTTCAGCCAGAGCCTTTACGGTCTCTGTTAATTCAGCAATCAACTGTTCAGCGGTCTTTTTCTTCTCGTCGTCGTTTTCAACGCGAGGCACGGTTTCATCGGCAGCGGGTTCGGGATCTCCATCACCGGACTCGCCGGAGTTATCCGTGGGTACAGGATCATTCGCAGTAGGTTCCGGATCACCGTCAGCCTCAGCGACACGTAAACCTTCTTCGGTCTCTACGAGAGTGCCTTCGATCGTGTCGCTTGCGCCTTCAGTTACTTCAACTCTTTGAAACGCAGACTTTCCAGTTTCGGAATCGTATGCATATGTTGTTTCAGTAACAGAAGTTGTAGTGTCTACGTACACTGCCGCAGTTTCTTTTTCGGCTTCTTCAGCCTTTTTTTCTTCCTTTTTACAGGAAGCATCTTCGGTCTTTTCTTCTTCAGCTTTTACAGTTTCTTCTGTGTTCTCAACAGTTTTTTCAGCTGTTTCTTGGACCTTTGTTTCAGCCGTCTCGGTTTCCTGTTCGGCTACCGCTTCGGGCTGAGTTGCAGCCTGTTCAGGCTGGGTGGCTTCAGTGTTTTCTTCAGCCATAAGCTCTTGCTTGTTTTCAAGCTTTTCAACTTCCGCCATTTCCATCTCACCCCTTTCGGTGTTTCCTGCTTCGCGCTGTGCGACAAATTCAAGCGCAACAGCATCTTCACAAGCAGGGAAGGTCACAATGGCCGTGCCTTCCAGGTAATTGTTTTCGGACGCATCGATAATAAGGATTCCTTCTTCATCTTCTTCGTAATCAGAACAGGCAATTTCAAAAGAAAATTTAAGAGAGCCGTCTGCAAAAAGAGTCGCAATTGCTTGACTTAATTTTTTGTTACGCTTCGGAATCCTGGCATAACCTACAAGATAAGCCCCGCCTTTAAACGTTTCTTTTTCGAATTGATAGAAAGATCCAATCTGCGTCGAATAGAATTCTCCGGTCTTAGCATTGTACATGTGACCGAGATTACCGTACTTTCCGCTAAGTAAAGACTTAACATCTGCGTACAGCGGCAGTCCGACATACCGTTCTTCGTTACCGACGACTTCGTCGATAAAAGCTTCAGTAACTCTAACTCCATTAAGATTCGCTTTAGGAGTCTCAAGTATTCGCATCTTTACAGACATGAACATATCGGACTGTTTCATTTCGGAGATGACAGAAGCAAAGCTGATAAATTTGGCCTTACTCATAAAGTTCTCCTTCTTTGCTTTCAATTGTCAATGCTGGGAGTCAAGGCCAATTGAAGCGAATCTATATCAACACTGTAAAGTGTAGATATCGTCGGCTGTCAGTTAACGCAAGATAAAAGCGCGCCTCTTGCAAAAACTGTTTAACGATATTTTACGAGCTCGTTTACGGCCAAGTGCTCGTGGCTGCCCCTGTGGGGTTTGAACCCACGGCCTTCGGATTAACAGTCCGCTGCTCATCCAGCCGAGCTCAAGGGCAAAGGAAACACCGGGGCCGAAGCCCCGGCTTTCGATATCCGTACTTTGAGTGACGGCAACTCAGGTTTTCAGATAAACCTTTTAACATAAAAAAGATATGGATTTGTTTATAACGGGCGTTCCATACTTTACGTCCGTATATGTTAGCCGGAATCTTCCGGTCTTGAACCTTCAGGATTTGACGGCTTAGGATTTTTTGCCCTGTCTGCGCTGTCCGGGTCGGACGTGCGTTCATTACTGTCTTTTTCCGGTCTGCCCGCTCCTTCGGACGGCTGTGCGACATTTCCTTCCCTTGAAACAAGTACGGAATCTATTTCTTCAGATTCTTCTTTTCGTTGTTCGACTTCTTTGTCGATTGAATATCCGTAAGCATCTAAGTAAGTCTTAGTTGAAACAACACCGCGAGACCAGAGTTCTTTACATGCTTCACGAAGAGCTTTTTTGCCCTCCATAGACAGAGGCATAAATTTAAATTCAGGGATTTCTTTCAGATTGTACGTACCGGGAATTATCTCTGTAAGGCGTTCGTTTATCCGATTCATCAACTCACAGAACTTTTCTCTTGCATCGTTGATCCTTGCTTCGGCTGTCTGCATTGAAATTTGAGCAGACGCAAACGTAGAACCGTCTTCGGATATGCCGCTTACGACAATACCTGATACACCGCCTGCAGAAAGAATATCGTTATTTACATCACGGTACTTATCCCATTGGAACAAATCTGCTGTATCGGCCTGAACAAACTTAGAGTTTGCTAAATGGTTCGTAACAACAAGCGGGAATCCGGTCATACCCTTCTTAAAGATATTTGATACCTGCCGAAGCTGATTATTGTCAGGCAGCATATCGTATCCTTTGGTCGGGTCGCCGTATTGTGCATGAGCAAAACCGTGAGCCGCCAGATTTAAAATTGCTTTTTCGTAAGTTCCGATTAACTCTTTTCTGGATAATGGTTCTAACGCAGAAGCAATAAAAGGAATTGCATATCTATTCCAGCTTTCTTTGTTCCCTTGCATAACGTAAGTATTTTCTGGATTAAGTTGGACATATTGTTGTCCTTTGTTGATAGCAGTCTTTACTTCTTCAGGATAACCTTTGAAGTATTGATCTAAACTATTATCTTTAATCCATCCTTCGTAAATAGAGTATCCCTTTTCTCTCCATTCGTTCTGGATAGATAAACAATCAAAGTCTACAATAGGCATACCATTCAGCATCATATTGCCGATTCTGCATTTGTGAATAGGCAGAGTAATTAACTGTCCGTTTAAAAGATAACAGACAACGTTAGAATATTTCCAATATTCCAGCATAATCCCGTTAATTTTTTCTCTCAGTCGCATCCGTTTATATTGTTCTTCGTATAGTTTGATTGTTTTTTCGTTGTTTCCTGTTAACAGCCAATCGGAACAGGTTGAAAAAGGAACAAATACATGATGCACAATGCCTTTTACAATCGGATCTGCATCTGTGTAGTAGTCTGCAAGCTGATATAAACTGATGATATTACCTTGTTTATCCCTGAGAATGGAATCGTAATCGTAACCGGAAAGATCGCCGCTGAATGTAATATTGGAGTTTGTATAACTCTGAAATACATCTGCGTCGTCTTTTGTTGCTCCGATAAACTCGTTTCTTCGAGTATTATCTATTGGTTCCTGTGAAACAACATTAGGTTTATAGGCAGCCCAAAATCGGGCGGTGGCCCGGAATCTATCGAACATACCCAAGGCGCATCGCCCCTTTCTTTAAAATCTTGAAACTACTCCAATTGCGGGAGTGCCACGATGGAAACGTTTGACGTTTTCTTTTTCAAGTTCGCTTATGTAATCGTTTGCCATTGCTAAACTTGAATATCTGTCCTTATGCTGTCCTGAATGTGGAACGTCGTATGTTTTGTTGCCGGAAGAAGATGTCTTCTCAACAATGTTCCCCATTTCAAACTGAAGAGCATCTGTTTCCAAGAAGATGGCAAGTTCTTCTCTGGACATTCTCTGTTCTTCGTTTTCGATCTCCTGTTGCCTTGCACGCATCGTTCTTTCCTGAATAGGCAGTTCCAGCATTCTTTTTTCCAAAGCCACTCTAAGGTTTGTATAGATTCTTTGGTTTAATGTGTTGACTGCCCTGAAAGGATGTAGCACTTGTTTGGCGTCAGGGTTCATGTTAGGTTCGTCGTCCACCACCAAAGGAGGAAACTCTTTTCCTGAAGCCGGATCCAACCATTCTCGGTCGAAGAATCTATCAAAACTGTCTCCGACACCCCGTGCGTCATAGATAATCTTCTCTGCGTTAGGGAACTTAATATGATAATATCTTCTGACTTCGTCTGCGAGGTAGTCTAATGGTTTACCGTTATAGCTCCGCATATTAACTAACTTTCTGGCGTAAGTCCCGTCTTTACATTCCGTATACTTAACTACGCTTAATATGCTGTTATCGGAACCTTTTGCCGTAGAAGTAGCGATATCCAGACAGATAACATACTTGGATTTGGAATTCTTCGGCTGTTCCATTTCAATCTTATCCAACGTCCTGCAAGGAGTTGTTAAAGCAAAAGGTAAAGCCGAGTTGGAATTAGCTCCTACAAATTTAGAACCATACTCCATATCGAACGTGGCTTCAGGCATACGTTCTTTTTCCTTCATGAAGAAATCCATGTCTGTGATTCCATTCGCAGCCGCAGACCGATAATCCAAAGCACAGCAGAATACAGACTTGTCTCCCTTTGCCATACGAGTCAGGTCTTTCATAAAGTTTGTGTAATACTGATTGCTCTTTTCGCAGGCTGAAGTAATGGTAATAGTCTTTGAAGCGAAATCTTTGAATCCATAGTTGAAACAAACTTCTCTTGTCGTGTTACGAATAGGAGAAACAACCGCCTCCAAAGTATCCTGATCTACATCAAGCGCCTCGTCGATTATTATGATCTTTGCGCGAATACCTCTCGCGCTGTCGATAGAAGCTGAGATCAATTTGCTGCCATTCTTTAACGTACAGCTAGAACTATCCTTAGATACTTGGACTAACGATTTTGAATTAGCGGCGGATATTTCGTTTGCGATATTTGGATTCTGTTCTGCTAATAGTTTTAATTTGCCTAAGGCCAACGTAGCCTGTCTAGCCGTAGCAGAAACAATCAACACCGTCGTGCCTGGATACAGACAGCATAGTCCGAATCCGCCGAGCGAAGCGAGCCATGTCTTACCGTATCCACGGGAACATGTGTCTTTTGAGTCAACACAGTTACCCATTTGCCTAAGCATAACGTGTTGCGTTCTTGTAAGCTTGATAGGTTGAAACGCATCTTCCACAAACACATCAAGATGAGATCTGTAGAACATGACTTGTTCTTCCATAAGATCCCATCTTGTAACAACACCTGGGCGGGCTATCATACGATCACGCTCCGTTCAGGTCGAGAGCTTCAACAATATATCGGAACTCTTCTATTGTTTTGTCTACGTCGTCTTTCGGCCATTCTATTTTACGAGTCATTGTATAACCGTTTGACTCCAAAAAGAACGAAGTTTCAGACCAACTGCTGAGGCCGCCCTTATCTCCAGGTTTCCGCTTTGAAGCAGAAAAGTTGCCGGACTTCGAAAGTAAATCGAATAAAGTAACAGCGTCTTTAACGTCCTGTAGGGTTGCCTGACCCGCCATATACCTGTCTTGTACTCTGTCTGCCTGTAAAGATGCTTTTGCTAATTTCTTGGCCGTGTCTCTCAGGTTGACATCGCTTAATTCGAAATCGTTCTCCAGTTGATGGTAATACTCTTCCAAGTATTTAAGTTCATCCGGCTTAAAATAGCCGTTGAATTCTTCCGAATATGTTTTTACGTTCGGGTCTTTTTCCTCAGATTTCTCGTCTAAAACCTGCCCGGCTTCCTTTGCGTCCTGATACGTCTGAACGTTAATATCGTTTGTATGATCTACAAACTTATAGTTAATCTGCATAGACTTGATAACATTCTGACATGTCAGTCTGTCGAGGATGCCTTTCTTTGTTTCGTCGAAAGCTTTCTGGTAGGTCTTATTTTTGTTTGCTGCGAGTTCAGCTTTCTTTCTGGAACTGGTCCAGAGCTTCTCGTTCCATTCTCTGTTATTTTCCCAGAAATACTCCCTTAACTCGTCTTTCGATGCACATTTAGACACGCAGTCTTTACACCATACATCTTTTCCTAATTGTTCTGTCCAATCCCGATTGGAATAATAGTCCGTAAGAAATTTAGTCTGCTTACACTTGGAACAGATTTTTGTAACAGGAGGGGCCGCATTTCTGGGTTTTGAAGGCTTTGTCGGCATTAGATAGTGTCGTCCTTCTCTTCTTGCGCTGCTTCGATTTGCTTTGCGGCCTTTTCCAATATCTCCTGAGCTTTCTTAATTTCGTCGTGCGAAAGAACGTATTCTTCTTTCGACGGCTCCGGCATAGTTGCTACTGTTCCGCCTTTCTTTGCAGACTTCTTTATATTCCGTTCAGCTTCAATCGTTGCATAGAATTCTACAAGTGCTGCAAACAACGCAGGTGTCTTCCGGTACTTATATTGTGAAATACCGTAATCCTGAGTTTTACGAACAAACGTATATTTAATTCCCTTTTCTGTAAGAAATCTTACTTCCCGGAGAAACTCCGTCATGTACTCAGAATCGAATGCCTGCTTGGGTAATTTCCTTTCGTTATCCATAAATAATCTCTCCTTAATCTCCGAACATTAATTTAAATTTTTAGAAAAATGTTCGGTAAAAAAAATATTTGGG